TCTGCGACTTCAGGTCCCCAGTGTGTGACGGTGCATGAAGCAAGCTTTGCAACGTTGATCATCGTCCACATAATGCGACCTTTGCCGGCAGGAGCCATCTTAAGTAGATAGACCTCGGGCAGTGGCACGTATTCTGTCAAGAAGCTAAGCACTGGCTCATTGGTTGCCTGTACAGCGATGATTGAGTCCTTGATTGCCTTGTACATTGCTGGACGCTTGAATCTAATCTGGTCTATTTGATTGTGTTCGGGGTTGTAACCCTGCTTAATCATTGTGGCAACCGTGCCCTCATCAAGAGCGACGTTCCCCATGTCAGTCGTCATGACGCCGATGTATATGCCGTCCTCTCCGCCAACAGCTGGCGTCGTATCAGAACCCGAGTAATCCCGGTTTAAATTAACGTTGAGGACGCCTCGTTGCTTTTTAAGTAGGTCTGCAGCTTTGCTTTTCCAATACGCTCGATCATTGTGTCGTTCCATTCCTGTCCTTCTCACCTCTACTTCTTATATCTGCTACTACTGCCAGTGAGTCTAGTACCGCTGCCCCCTGAATCTTGTCTTCATAAGCCTCAACCGTGATCTCCGCGAACAGTTGTGGGCTCATACTGTTTTCGTCCTCGACCTCAAGTGTCTTTACGAATGTGATGGCGTCTATCAGCTTCTTCGTGTTCAAGCCTGAAGAAGATTTACCGTACACCCATTCCATGATGTCGATTCCAAGATGGTCAGCAACCCGGCTTATCTCGCTATGCTCCCGGGGAACCGCACCTGTCAGCCAATTTGAAGCCTGACTATGTGAAACGCCCAGCTCTTCCGATAGCCGCTGAGCTCTACCCCAGTTGGGATATTCTTGCTCAGACAGTTTTTTCGCGAAGTATTCTGCGCGGTGGTGCTTTGTCCATTCCTTCATTTCTGCTCCATTTTGAGAGTGAGACCTGGAGTTTACCGATTCAACCCGGAAATTGTAGCTGTTGATTCGTACAGTATATTTCTAGACTTAACCTTGACAATTTAGTTTAGCCAGTCGTAAAGTCTGCAGTCACCACGGATTTGGGGGCTAAGACTGGATGGAAAATTCAGCAACCGATTACACGATAATCGTCAACACGGTGATTCGTGACAATCGACTAAGCGCAAGTGACTTAGGTTTGCTGATCTATCTCCTCCACCTGCCCGAGACGTGGAAGATCCAACCCATACAGTTAGCTGATCGTTTCGACTGCAACAGACAAACGATTTACAGCCAGCTCAACCGACTCAAAGAGCTCGAATATGTCGAGCATCAACAGAGCAGAAAGGGTGGATCATTCAGCGGAGCTGAGTGGAAAGTGTCTAAATCACCGTATACGAAAAAACCGGATACGGTAAATCGAACACTACTAAGTACTAATAATTTACAAAATACGAATAGTACTAAAGAGCCTTCAACGAATTGGCGCGACAAGCTGTACGACGATCGCCCTGACTGTGTCCTAGCGGAAGCTTGGAAGCGCTGGATCGATTACAAGATCGAGCAAAACAAGAACCGCCCAATCTCACAACGCACTGTCAGCATGTCGAAGAATCGACTCATCGCTCTCGACAAGAAGGGCTTCGATACCTCCGGGGTCATCGAGGTCACCATCAACCGCAACTGGAAAGGGATCGGTGACGATAGCTACAGCGCATATGACCGCTGCAAGCGCGACCTCGCCGAGCAGCTAATAATCTAATGGATATACGAGAACTGAAAGTCGAGCTGGGCAGTCGTGCCCTGTCTCTTTGCAACACACTACTTCCCGACGGCAGAGTCGAGGGTCAAGACTGGAAGGTGGGATCAGTTACCGGGGAACCCGGTCGGTCCCTCAGCGTTCACCTCAACGGAGATAAGCAGGGTCAGTGGATTGACTTCGCTACCGGTGAAGGTGGCGACATGATCGACCTCATCATGCATGTCAGGCGCGTCGATATTAAAGACGCAATGGAATGGGGTCGTCGCGAGTGCAACATCAGAGAGAAGCACCACGCCAAAATCAAATCAGCACAACCCCGGGCGTACAACACTGCTCGATTACCTGAACCTTTCGGTGACAACGATGTATTGGAAAAGGTCATGCTCGACCGGGGCTTCCAGAACTGCTCTGCGGTTATCGAGCGTCACGGTCTGTTCAGCTACAAAACCAGTAAGGGGCTCGACGTTGTCTTCCCTTACTACAGCCCAGACGGTGCGCTTGAGTTTGTAAAGAACAAAGCACTGGATCATGACGGTCACCCCGGGATGTGTGGACAGAGCAATCTCAAGCCCATTCTTTTCGGCTGGCACACCATGCCGCCGGCGTGTCGTCAGGTCTGGATCACCGAGGGCGAGTGGGATGCCTGTGCAGCCTCGGAACTAGGATTCCCCGCCTTGAGCGTCCCGATGGGCGGCGGCAAAGGCGCGAAGCAAACCAAGTGGATTGCGAACGAATACGAAAACCTATCCCGATTCGATGAGATCGTCATCGCTACCGATATGGATGAACAGGGAGAGCTGGCGGCAAAAGAGATTGAGCAGCGGCTGGGTGACCGGTGTATCCGGGTCAAGCTCCCGGTCAAGGACATCAATGAACTGCTGCAGCTCCAGGGTGCTGAACAAGCCAAGTTTGTGCTGCAGAAATGCTATGAAGACGCCAAGTGGCAGGACCCCGAAACCCTGCGCTCAGTTGCTGAGTTTTCTGACGACATTACCGACTACTTCGAGGACAAGGACAGCCGTACCGGCGGGTTCTCGATGGGCTGGGACAAAACAGAGGAGATCGACTATCGATTCAGACCCAGCGAGCTCATTGGTTGTGTCGGCTTTTCTGGTTCAGGCAAGACGATGTTTCTGGGTCAGCTGTCGCTCAACGCAATCGCTCAGGACCAAAAGATTCTTGTCGCATCGATGGAGATGTCACCAAAGAACCTTCTGGGTCGAATGTTTCAACAGGCATGTGCCACGCCTGCCCCGACGCTCGAGTACCGCACCAAGATCATGGAGTGGATGGCTCAGAACCTTTGGCTCTACATCGACAACCTGAACCCGAAGATTAAAGACCTGCTGAAGTGCTTCGAGTACGCCTACCGTCGTTACGGTGTGAACGTGTTCATCATCGACAGCTTGACCTGTATGTGCTCACACGAGGACTACCGGAAGCAGCAGGAGATCGTTGAGCAGATAGTCCAGTTCAAGAACGCATTCAACTGCACGGTGTTCCTTGTCACCCACTCTCGCAAACAAGAGGACGAGTCCCGGGCTCCCGGTAAGTTCGATGTGAAGGGCTCGGGTGCGATCACCGATCTAGCGGACAGCTTCTTTTCAATTTGGAAGAACAAGAAGAAGACAGAGCACATGCAGATCTGCCGGCTGACCGGGGAAGAACCCAACCCGGACGTGGCAAAGCAGTGGGACGTTCAAGTCAACATTTTGAAAAACAGAAACGGACAGTACGAGGGTCGCATCGGCTTCGAGTTCCATGATGAGACCTGCCAGTACTTAGACAGCCGCGGGGCTAGACCTCGCAAGTACATCCAATGGAGTAAGGGAGCGTGATGATTGAGCAAGAACAGTTCGCACAAAACATACGGAAAGCAGGGACGGCAGTTACGGAGGCTGAAAAGAAGGCATGCGAAATGGAAGCAGAAGAGAAAAAGCAGTTCGCCCTGCTGCAAGTAGAGGCGCTGGGCGAGGGGTACAAAACCGTGGCGTCTCAAACTACCTACGCAGACAGCAGCGAGAAAATGTTCATAGCGAGGGTCAATCGCGGAGTCGCCAAGGCAGAAATCGCGGCAGCGAAAGCGAACCTTCTAGCAGCTGAGGTCGAGTTCAAGGTCTGGCAAACCCAGATGGCAACACTGAGACAGGAGAAGCGTGTGTATGGCAGCTGAACGAGTCATGCCCGACTGGATAGAGCTAGCCCGCCAGTCCATCGAGGCGCAGCAAAGCGAAAAGGTCCGCAAACAAATCGATCATTTTCAGTGGCTGATCGAACAACGAAAAGCCGAAATCAAGCGAGACATGGAAGCCATGCAGAGAGGAGCCAATGACAGAGGATGAAGTCAAGGAATCCAACCCGTGCGGAACGGGAGTGGATGGATGCCATTGTGAAGCACGGATGTGTCGTGTGTCGAAAGGAGTTTGGGATCTTCACGGAGACGGAGATTCATCATTTAGATGGCAAGACCAAACCGGGGGCGCACTTAAAGACGATCCCCCTGTGTTATCGCCATCACAGAGACGGAGAAGACTGCAGTGTTTATACCTCGAGACATCCCTTCAAAAAGAGGTTTGAAGAAAGATATGGAACAGAACAAGAGCTACTCGAATCCCTCCAGCGCAAGCTTGGATTCTGCTACACCTGAACAGTGGGACCGGGTGTCGAAACCCCGGCACTATCGCTCTCATCACGATGAGTACCCAGAGCTGGAGTGCATCGATGCCATTCAGGCGTCCATGCCCCCGGAGCAGTTCGCTGCTTACCTCAAGGGCTCAGCCATGAAGTACCTGTGGCGCTACGAAAACAAGGGCGAGCCGCTGAATGATTTAAGGAAGGCAAAGACCTTCCTCGAGTTCCTGATTGCCCATGTCAATCAACAGTAGGAACAAAGGAGCCACCTTCGAGCGCGAGGTGTGCCGTTGGATAGAGGATGAGTTCGGTGTGAAGGTTCGGAGAAACCTCGAGCAGTATCAGGTCGTCGATTTAGGCGACATCTTGCTGTCACCGTTCACCATCGAGTGCAAGCGCTACGGGTCGGGTAACTGGCACAAGCCAGATTGGTGGGAACAAGTTTGTCGCGCTGCTCGCGATGACAGTATCCCGTTACTCATCTATCGGTTCGACCGACAGCCTACGCGGTTGGTGTTCCCCTTGTACGCCTTGGGGGACTACCCAACCAATAACGATATGACCTGCACGGTCGGGCTCGAGGAAGGGGCGATGATCATTCGCGAGGTATTGAATGCGACCCGGAGACTTCAGGCACCAAGTGAGCCAGTCAGCCAAGAAGCTGTATTGGGATCAAGTACTAGCTGACATCCACGACAGGTTCGAACCACAGTTTTACAACCTAGCAGTCGAGACCGTCATCTACTACCTGCCGGGAGAGATATGTGAGCTCGCTGATGCACAGGCGCGTCGAGACGTTATCGATTCCATCCCGGACGACTGCGAACCAGCACATGCAAAGCAGCTGATCATCTCAGGCACCAAGGTGCTATGGAGGAAGCGCAATGTTCGCTCATGATCTAGCCATCGGCATTGAGAGAGAGCTGAAAGTGTTGCGCGACCTGCAGCGCAAGTACCCGGACGCTCACCGCATTGAGGGAAAGCACTCAGAGTATGACATCGAGGTGCCCGGTAAATTTACTGTCGAGGTGAAGTATGACCCGGCTTCGC